AGATCAGTAATTTCTTGCAACTCCTTTTGTACCATTTCGGATCTAAAGAAACTCATCAGACTCCAATTACCTCTTTAAGAATACGTTTGTATGAGAATACATCAATATGTATGAATGAACTATACTTATCGATTCTCATTGATAGGAACTCCCACACAGGATCTTTGAGTTTCTTGTCAAAGTTCTTCTTGAATCCAAGAATCCTATCCAGAATAATCAGTGTCTCTAGTGACACATTCTTTCCAAGATGTTCTTTGACAAGTATAGGGTGTCGGGTTCCATCAATCTCGAATACACTATCAAACTTCTTACCGTCAAACAAGTCACTCACTTCATTCTTGAAGACATAGGACATTGATTGATGTTTCCGTTTCCAATCAGAGTAATTACCCTCACCTTCCTTTGCGATCTGACCAATCCACAGAGACTGTGGGTCATCACAACTCACAAAGTTTGCCACGAAGTATTCAATCACTTCATGGTCATCTTTTTGTCGTGACAACTTCTCAAAGAAAAATCTATCCTTTCGTTTGTAGAACGACTGGATAGATGCACGGGACTTACCACAGTATTTGTGGTAATCATATGTCTTTTTAGTGAAGTGATTTTTCAGTCCAAGGTAGGACTTGTAGACATCGAAGGGTTGCACTTTGGGGATCATTGACGACGAATAATATTGAATGCAAAAGTAATTCTTTCTTTCCTAGACTTCTGTGGTTCCACATAGTGTTGAGTATCACTAGGGAAGATAATCATTGTACCATTAGTTCCCTCATATTTGGAATCATAATCAGGAAAATGTGTAGGATGATTATGATTCTTGTGGTAGATCACACCAGAGATGGTTCCTGCATGACCATGAACTGGATTTTCGTTTCCTTTATACGCATAGTTTGCCCAGATATCATAACCATCAAAGTGACCATCCCATTTCCGAAGAAGATAGTTTCTATGATTATCACCAAAAAGATGAGCACACAACCTCGTAGTGTATGCTAACCAATATGACTCTTCAATCAAACGAGGAGGAATACCACATTGATATGAATTATAGTTTTTATCCATACCATATCCTATGTTTTCATGTCCCTTGAGATAACCAAGAGGATGATCCTTGACTTTCCTACACTCACGTTCCCATACACCAATTTCTTTCACGATTGGTCTGGGTAGTTTAGTCACCAAAATAGGTGCACCTTCTACCAGAGGTTCAAATTGGAAGTTTTGCATGAGATGTTCTCTTCAAAAAGTTCAGTTCAATAGCTTCACACTTGATCTTCTCCTTCAGAGGTTTGGAGATCAGTTTGGGGACAGACTCTACATCAATGTTGTTTTTCTCACAGAAGAATACAATCGAATCAATATAACTCATTCCACTGTTATCAGAATGAATTTTCTCGATCTCTTCAGAGAACTTTCTTGGGCAGTAGAACTTACTCTCCAAGAGTTTATTGATATCTTGATCTTCAGGCATCTGATTGTAGTTTGAATTCAAGGAACTCTCGGATGTACTTAGTAAGGAGTCTAATATACTTAGCTTTATCATACTCTTCATAGACTTCACATTCTCCATCTTCACAGGTCATAATAATAACGAATTTTTTAACTGTCAAACCAGTCAACTCATACAACATACAAGCGTAAGCTGCACACTGTACAAAGTATCCCTCAATCCATTCTCGTTTCTTTGGTTTCTTGGATGTCTTGAAGTCGATGATAGCCAACTCGTTATTATACTCGGCTATACAATCTACGGTTCCAGCGATACCTAGGTATTCACTATATAGGGGTTTTTCTAAACCATGTATGTTATCTATGTTGTTTAGATCGGGTTTAGCAATCTTAAACAACATGTCAGAAAGAGGTTGAACCGTAGGGAGTTCCTCATTCTTGAGGTAATGTTCAATCAAAGTATGTGTATCAGTACCACGACTGGTGGACTGTTTGGTTACTTTGTTTGCCTCTTTATTACCAACCCTTTGCCGCCATTCTGCAAAGATCTGACGGTTATAGTGACTGATAATAGAAGTAATTGAAACTAACTTCTTACCAGAGGGAGTATCATAATACCTGACACCATTAACTTCTCTACGATCAAGAGTTGGGGTGTCAATTTCAACATGATTAAACATTAGAGACCTAGTTCATTCTTTGCAATGATGTATTCTTTCACCAATCCACTACGACAAATATCTTCGGGTTGGAATTCTATTGTATCAAAAGATGGCATATTATTCAAGATTTTCATGAAGTCAATGATACCATTTCGTTCTGCGGTCTTGACCAGGTCAGTCTGAGTTGCGTCACCACAGAACATCAACTTAGAATCTTCACCAACACGGGTGATCATGGAGTCCAGTTCGTGGAAGTTCAGGTTCTGGAATTCATCAACAATAATGATTGCGTTATCCAGGGTCGTACCACGAATGAAACTGGTGGACCAGAAAGAGATAGTCCCTTGAGTCTTCAGGTTACCGTACAACATTTCAAATGCCGCATCATCAGGCATTTCAAACATGTACTTCACCATATTTTTGTATGGGATCTGATAGAGCGAAGACTTATCTTCGTGGTCTCCAGGAAGGAAACCGATCTCGCGTGTAGCGACCAGAGACCTGACAATATAGATTTTTTCATAAGGTGTCTTCGGATCTAAAACATCTAGAAGAGCATTATACAAGGTAATAAAAGTCTTACCAGTACCAGCACAACCATATGCAACCAAGTTCTGATTCTTTTTATAGAGTTCAAAGAACTCTTCTTGATTCGGTGTCAAGGGTTCAATCTTCTTGATATAATCAAGATTGATTGGTTTCTTTCTTTTCATGACTCTATTACTCATACCAAATGGAACTGGATTAGTACTACCAATACCAGACTTACTCTTTCTAGGCATACGTTACTATTAATCGTAGTGTTTGAGGGTTGAACCAGGTTGCTTCTTAGCTGTGGAAATGATGTCCTTCCAACCTGGGTGTTTGGTGTAGAGCTTACTGAAGGGTTCACCCATCTCAAGACCCAACTTAGGGGCATTGTCTGGTGTGTAATACCTTTCCCAATCGGGATTATCTTCTCTCCACTGATCCCAGTCATGAATACTCATCACAACTTCTTTGGTCTCACCCGTTTCTTTGTTTTTAACAGGGTATGTTGCCATACTTCACCTCAATTGTGTTTATATTTATTAATACTCCAGAGCTTCTGAAATAGTGGGGAACTGTTCCTTGAATACTTCCTTACATGCCAAGGCAATATCCATGTGTTCTTTCTGTGTTCCGTTTGCAGATCGAAGATCAATGTAATGAATCCAACTGCGAACTGAACCACTCATGTAGATACGGGTGGGAGTTGCGAGAGGAAGTACAAAACGTGCACACTCTTTTGCGATATCCGAATCAAGCATATCTTGATACAACTTCATTCCCTCTTCAAAATGCTTTTGGATTTTGATCTGAAACTCTTGTCGAACAAACGGATCAATATCATCAATGGAATTTTGACGATTCTTGGTATCTTGACGACGGAGTTCTGGGAGGGGGATCTTCGTCGCGAGTAAGGAGGAATCAGCATACCGTTGTGAAAATTCTTGATATGTAAATGAACGGTGACGCAGGATTTGAGCCGCGATACCACGATTGGTTTCGATCTCCAGAGTCATGAATGCCTGTTCAAAGATACTCCAGTGTTGATGTTTAATACAATACTTCAACAGACCAGAGATCTTTTCGTTCTCCTGATTGTTTGGATTACTTACCCTTGCACAGTATGCCATGTGCTTCTCAGCATCAGGACTCACATTAACCAACTTTACTGACATTCTGTCTCCCCTTTGTTATAACGTTTACGGCACTTCTTCACTGCCCTGAGTTCTTCTTTGACCATTTGATATGCATCTTCGGCACTAATTCTACCACCAAGTTCCATGGCACAAATAACTTCTACCCTTGTACCAAAATGTTTGAGTGCCTCTTCAAAACAATCTAACTCTTCATACATTACATCTCATCTCCATAGAATACTTCATCATAGTCATCAACTGGAACGTTTGTGTATGTAGGTTCTTCTTCAATGACACTTTGAAGTTCCTCTGAGAACAACTCTTCCTTTAATGTTCCTAGAAGGAATTCCATTTTACAGATGGTTGCCCTCAGTCTTTCCTTATCCATAATAAGCTTCAAAGTATTTTGTAATTCCAGATGTATTGATGTTCCCCTGTGACACCCAGTCATGGGCACATTCAGAGATACTCTTCATACTATGAACTGGTTGTCCGTTTTCATCTAACTTAGAACCAAATGTTTTCAGAAGATAAGAGTAAACCTTCTCTCTAATCTCCATACGTTCATCACTGTATCGCCAGTCTTCCATAATAATTAGAACCACACTAACTATTATACACAAAAAAAGGGTGGAGGTCAATCCCCCACCCTTGAAAAATTAACTTAAGATCCTCCTACAGATTCGTTTACATGCGGCCTGATCTTCATCACATTCAATAAGACAATCATAATAGTCATTCAAAATATCCGATTCGTCAGATGTTCTGTCTAAACTATCAATCAGTCCATTTACGTCTTGTTTCCATCCTGCAAGTTGATTATAAGAAATAACATTATGCATGATGTCCTCCACGATTATGTTTACACCATAACGAAGTAAGTTGATTTTTTTCAGATCACTTTATCACCTCTCCAATTCTACCATATCTATACGACTTTTTGTATTTTAGTATACATTTGTTTCTTTTTTACATAAGCACAAAAAAAGAGAAGGTTTGTAACCTTCTCCATTAAGTAAGTTTGAGTGATATCACTTAGTGTAAGTTTTACCACGATAGCAGAATGTACCGTGAGTTTCCTTACTCTCTACACAACGAGTATCATACTCAACACCACGGTATGCAGTGTGAGTGATCTGAGCGTCGTGAAGTGCAGCAGCTTTGTTGATCTGCTTACGAATGAGGTTAAGTGTGTTCATGAGTTTACTCCTGAAATACTAGGGATTTACGCCCCGTTCCTTCAGTCGTTTGCGTCCCATGGACATTCAGAAGTATAGTCCTGAATGGTTTCAACCAATTCAACTTTCCACTCTGCTTTCAGATTTTCGTGGTCTATGATTCTAAAAATCACAGCCTCGGCATCTGAACAGGTGATAGATGAACTAAGTAGAAATTCAAACATGGGATGAACGCTCCGTTCCGCGACTTACTTGCGTCACCCGAAGGTGATGAACGACAGGTCTATTATAGACCTCATATATTATATATGTCAAGTGTATCTGTTGATACACTTTTTGTATCACGATGAACTCTTTTTGTCCATCTTTCTGATCTGACCAAGATTGGACTTCTGCCCCTTCTTGATCTTCTTATACTCTTTAATCAGTCTGTCAACTTCATCATTAGAGATATTGACTTTGAGTTCTTTGTCTTCTTCTTTTTCAACAAACCCTAAACCAGTTTGTTCCATACTGAAAACCTGAGACTCTTTGTCATCAACATAATCATTGATGACTTCTTGAATCTCACCACGGATTAGGGAATCGATTTGTTTTCTCAGTTCTTCGTCGTTCATTTCTTAGGTGGGTTCCAAAGTTTAGGATTAGCTCGACCTTCTGTTTGAGTCATGTTTTTAAAATCACTACGGTAGTTATCGTAGTAGTGATCAAAGATGTCTACTTGTTTTGCAGCTGCAACAATATCAAACTTGGTAATACCAGATTGTTCATATTCGACCAAAAAGGAATTTGTCGGAAGAGATTTGTCATCTGCCTGTGATGGATCACAGTCTGTATAGATCTCTTTGATACCTTTTCCCATTAAGAACGGCCTCCCCATTGGATGTCTGTGTATGCTGACTCTACCACAGATTGGGTCACTTTGTACTTAGATTCAAGTTTCTTATCTTTGACCAAACAAAGGATTTCAGATTCTAATGGGTGGAGACCCTCAAGAATCTGAATGAACATGGACTCTCTACGGGTCTTGGAGAGGGTGTCGTTACCACCCTTAACAAAGTGATACAAGTTCCTCCATTCCTTCCTCAGGGAGGTGTGGTCGGTCCCTACGGGGACATCATTCTTCTCGAAGGGAACCTCACCCTCAGGCAACATAGACACTACGGTCTCATCAAAGTTCCAGATCAGGATTGCCTTGAGTGCATCTGTCTCATACTCTTTGAGTACCTCGACCTTCTTGGCTTTGGTTCTCTGTTTACTCACAACTTCCAGGATCTCAAAGATGAATGGATTAGGTGGAAGTTTTGTACTAGTCGTTTTCTTCGTCTTCGTAGAAGTCATTTTCAAATCTCACTGATAAAATTTCGTCTGGGATAATATTACCATCTCCATCAAACATTTCTGGATGGATGAATGGAACACGGGTTTGGTCTAGGTATTGTTTTACTGTCCAACCAAGGAGAGTTCCTACTAAAAGAAATAGTCCTGATACACCAATGGACAGGACAGTGATTGCAGTTTCCATTTAATCTCTCCGAGAGTTTAATTTCTTTATGTCTAGGTGAACATTAAAGTAGAAGTTAATCTCTCGACTGAAGAGAGAAATTAACTTCCCAAACTTTAGTTCAAAAGTCTTGGGTACTCGTTCTCTCCTCCGTTTTTTTCTTAGTAACAATTCCAGACCCCTGTTAATCTCCAGAGGTTCTGTGTTATTTAGAGGGTTTTCTTTTCCTTCCTGGTCTTCGTTCTTGTTCATATCTTTTCATATCTTCAAGGATACCATACAAATAATTTCTTATCTTTCTTGCTTCTGGTTTACCAAGATGACCATAGGCTTCTCTCAATAACTTGTGCAAATCATCAGAACCACCCTCAAGATACTCATCCAAATCTTCTATCAAATCACCCATCTCCTTGTGGACGGATGACTGTAAGAACTCTTGGATTTGTGATTTGGTGACCTTGTTATTCTTGAGGAAAGTATACATGTCTAACATATACTTTCCTTTAAATGAATAAT